CGCTCGTGCTGGTGGTTTCCAGACGGGTGATACTGGATTGGCTCAAGACATTGAGGACGATCGCCTTGGCTGATAACCGACCCCGCCATAATTATTGTGGACCGATCATTGATCATAGGAACTGGCGTAAGCTGCCCCTGGAAGAGTTGACCCGGGCCGAAAAGGTGATGTCCTTCTGCGAGGACTTCTGTGTTGTCCCGGAAGGTGCATTGGTTGGTCAGAAGATCCGTCTTGCCCGTTTCCAGGAAGACTTCATCTATGCCATTTACGACAACCCACATGGCACTCGGAAGGCTTATCTTTCCATCGCCCGCAAGAATGCCAAATCCGCAACCATCGCTATGATCCTGTTGGCGCACCTCGTCGGTCCTGAACGCAAGGTGAATAGCCAGCTGGTGTCTGGTGCTATGTCCCGAGAGCAAGCGGCTCTGATCTACGGACTAGCGGCTAAGATGATTGGCTTAAGCGAGAAACTCTCCGCCGTGTGCTATTTACAGCCGTCAGGCAAGCGTATACGAGCGTTACTCAACGGGAGTGAGTACAAAGCTCTTGCCGCTGATGGCAAGACAGCACACGGCTTGTCGCCGTCTCTAGCGATCCTCGATGAGGTGGGTCAGATCGTCGGTCCGTCGTCACCGTTCGTCGAAGCAATCACTTCATCGCAGGGTGCGTACCAGGATCCACTACTGATCGCCATTTCCACGTCGTCAGCCAATGATACTGACTTGTTTAGTACCTGGATCGATGACGCCAAGAACTCGCAGGATCCGCACACCGTCTGTCATGTGTACAAGGCTGATGAGGGTGCCAATCTGATGGACGAAGAACAATGGTCCAATCAGCGGATCTCTCAGAGGTCTTTGTGGATAAGTCCTAGTATCTGGAAAGAAAACGACAGAGAGCCAAATCCTGATCTCTTGTTCACAGAGGTCGTTACACTGGGTCTTGACTTGTCAATGCGCAACGATCTTACTGCTGCCGTTTTTTCTGTCAAAGATCTGGACGGCTTCGTTCACATATTTCCCCATGTGTTTGTTCCAGAGAATGCTATCGACGACAAAGAGCTAAGAGATAAGGCACCTTATCGCGCGTGGTCACGTTCGGGTAAAATTGTGTTGGTGCCAGGCAGAACCATCGACTATGAGTGGGTGGCAAAATACTTGCAACAAATATCACAGGGTATGACACTTGGGACCATCGAGTTTGACCGCTGGGGTATTGAGCAATTCAAACAAGCGTGTTTGTTCTCTGACTGGAATCCTATTGTCACTTGGTCTCCAGTAGGTCAGGGCTATAAGGATTTTTCTCCGAGACTGAAAGCTTTCGAGACGGCGCTTCTTCAAGGTAAGATTGCTCACGGGAGTCACCCTCTTCTCAATATGTCAGTCCAGAATGCGATCTCCGTGTCTGATCCAGCTGGTAACTTGAAGCTGGACAAGTCACAGTCCAGCCTACGAATCGATCCGCTAGTGGCCGCAGTGATGTCAGCGTTCCCACTTCTCGATGGTAAGACTGCTAACAATTTTGACGCCCGAGTGCTGATCGGCTAATGGCTTGGTCCGGGTACTTGGATCGATATGGTTTCACCCAAGAGCAAAAAGTTCAGTGGTGGAAGTTAAGATCTAAATGGCTTAAGTATAACCCACTTTGTAAATTCTGCTCAGAACCTGGAAATGTGGTGGATCATATCCAACCGCACCGTGGTGACGTGAAGTTGTTTTTGAAGCTTACGAACTTGCAAACACTCTGTAAAAAATGCCACGACGGCAAGAAACAACTCATTGAAAGCAACTCCCATAAGCGGGAGGTCGGTGAAGATGGGTTCTACAAAGATTAACGGTATATAAATAGGTTCAATTATTTTCAAGTGGGGGGGGGGTTACATGCCCCTTCTTTTATGGTATAATGAACTATTAGTTAACACAGGCTGGAATAGAAATGGATTATAAAGGCATTTATAAAAAGTTTATTTTGGATCGTGCACAAAAGCAAGATGAGTTAATTCAAAGTGGTAATTATTTTGAGCGTCATCATATTTTGCCGAGATCTATGGGGGGCGATAATAGTAAAAGTAACCTAATTTGCTTGACCGCTGGTGATCATTATTTCGCGCATCTTTTATTGGCGAAAACCTATGGAGGTGTACAGTGGCGGGGTGTTGAAGCGCTCATTAACCTTCCCGGTTCTAGCAAGCGGAGAGAAGTTTTTGCTAAGCGCCGATGGGTTGAGAAAGCACGAATTGAATCGGCCAAGGTAAACTCTGAGCGAGTAAAAGGTCAGCATGCTTCTGGTAAGCTTTTGAATTCAGTTTCTGAAGAAGCCAATCAAAAGCGGAAAGATACTTTTGCTAAAAAAGAATTTCGTCACATTACCAATGGAGTTTCGGGTGGCCGTTTAGCTAATGGCGAGATAATGCCTGAGGGTTGGTATTTTGGCGTTGGACCTCATAAAGAATATACTAGGTCAGACAAATGGCTTGAAGCGATCCGTAAGGGTGTATCTAAAAGGGACAATAGTTATCAATCTAAAACAGTTTTAACTGAAGATGCACTAGCAAGATTACGGTATAAAAATAGTGGCGATAGGCATTATTCTAAGAAACCCGGATATGTCAGTAAGACTACTGGTGAAAATAATTCATCTAAGCGCCCAGAAGTTCGTGCAAAAATGAAAGAAACTATGTCTGTAAAAAATAATCTAATATCTGTTTTCAAAGAGAAGTCTGGTTATTCAGGAAACAAACGCCTTATTACTAAAAAAATGGCAATGGATTGGTTCGATAGTATTTCCTCCGCAGCGTGATTATCTCTGAAAATATTTCAAAAAATTTGCCTGCAGGGGATTTACAAATTGTTTTTTGTGATGTAAGATCTTCATATAGGGGCAGAAGCACCTGACTCTTATAGGGGGCCCTCATGGAAACAGTCGTAAAAAAAGCATCTGCTGGTCGCGTTCTCGACACGACCACGTTTGTCCTCTCCGCAGAAACACCGGACCGCGTGAATGACGTTGTTGTACAGCGTGGCTGGCACCTTGAGAACTTTCTGCAAAACCCCGTTGCCCTTCTCAGTCACCAACAATCGGACATGCCGGTTGGAATATGGAAGAACCTCCGCGTCCAGGGTGACGCGCTGCTAGGTGACCTTCAACTGGCTGCTAAGGGCACCTCACGAATGGCCGATCTGGCCCGTGGCCTGATCGAGCAGGGCATCCTTCGTGCCGTCAGCGTGGGCTTCAAGCCCTTGAAAGCTGAACCCATCAAACCTCGTGGCATGAAGTACCTCGAAGCCGAGCTTCTTGAGGTCTCGCTGGTCAGCGTGCCAGCCCATCCACGTGCCGTCATGGTCGCTAAGTCGATGGGCCTAACCGACCAAGAAATGAAACTATTTTTCACCAGCGATGCCGAGTTAGGTAATGTCGACGGTGAAGATGCACAAGCCCAGGTCGCGTCAGACCGTTATGAGGCTATTCGTAAAAGGGCAGCAATGGCCGTCATTGCAGCCAATCGCACACTAAGGAATCACTCATGACCACCCTGTCCGATCGTATCCAAAGCGCCGAAAAAGCGCTGGTCCTGAAAAAGGACCAACTCAACTCCATGATTAAACAACTCGACGACACCCCGAACGATGACGCCCTGCTGACCCAAGTGGACGCCACCTCGGCTGAAGTCGAAGTTGCCCAGAAATCCATCGAATCGCTGAAGCGTGCAGAATTGGCAATGGCTCACAAAGCCGCTGCCGTCAACGCACCGGCTGTTGTGCATTCCAGCAAGGTCAAAGTTGACCCGGCTGATGTCTACTCCCGCGTGGCCACCATCAAGACTCTTGGATTCATGAACCGAATGACAGAAGAAGAAGCTGCCGAAAAGTTCTACCCGGAACAATCGGAAGTCTTCAAGAGCGTTCTCGGCATCGTCAACAAGAACACTGTCGCACCGGCCAACAGCTTCACCGCTGGCTGGGCACAAGAGTTGATGGGCCAAGCCGCACAAGCCGGTATCCTGCAACCGTTGATTAACAACTCGGTTCTTGCTGCTCTGTCCACCCGCGCCACCACCCTGAACTTTGAGGGTCGTCAGTCCATCGTCGTTCCGCGTCGCAATGCTGATGCCGCCGCTCAGAAAGAACCAGCTTGGGTGGGGGAGGGCGGTGCTATCCCCGTGACCGGATTCAGCTTCGGTTCGGCAACCATCAACCGCTACAAGGTCGCCGCGATCGTTCCGATGACCCGTGAATTGGTCAATTATTCGCCCTACCAGGTCGAAGCGATTATCCGTCAGGCCCTCGACGAGCGTCGCGCTCAGATACTCGATGACGCCTCCCTGTCGAATGCCGCTATGGCTGCTGGCATCCGTCCGGCGGGTCTGCTGAACGGCGTGACCGCGGGTACCGGTACTGCTGGTGGTGGTCAGGCCGCTGTGATTGCTGACATCAAGGCGCTCGTTTCGGCCATGATGGCAGCCAACACCGGCGCTCGTCCGGTTCTGTTGCTGAACAACGTCAACCGCCTGTCGATCTCGATGATGACCAGCCCGCTGGGCGAAACCATCTACCGCGATGAACTGTCTGCCGGTCGTTTGCTCGGTATCGACGTCATCAGCTCTGCCAACGTTCCGGCCAACACCGCGATCCTTGTGGACGCTGCCAACCTGGTCCTTGCCATTGACTCTCCGGAGTTTGATGTCAGCGAACAGGCCTCTATCGTTATGGCGAATGCTGATGGCACCGCCCCGACGATGGCGGGTGCTGGTGGTACGCTGGCTGGTGGTGGCGCTCTGGGCACTGCGGGTCAGGTTCCGCGCTCCGGGGGTATTCACACCAACGGATCGGCTGGCGCTTCGACCACCGGCTTCGTTGCACAGAGCCTTTTTCAAACCTGGTCTGTGGCAATTAGGATGGTACAGCCGGTTTCGTGGGGCGTTCTGCGTCCGGGTTCCGTGTTCGCCACTTCCACCCTGACCTGGTAAGTTGTAACATTGAGGTGCCGGGCAATCCGGCACCTCAAACAACGGAGTAAGACATGGCTGCATTGATCAGCTTGCTCGAAAACGGTTTTGCCCAAGTAACGAACATCACCTATGAAGAAGTCCAGCGCCGACTTGCCGATGGTTCCATCGAGCATCTCGGCGTTGAATTGTATAAAGAACTTGAAGTTCCCTCTGAGAAGAAGTCGGTACAGCAGAGTAAGCCCGAAGTAAAGAAGAAGAAATCCGCTCCTACACCCGAAGGTGAATGATGAGCATTTTTGGTAAGGTCAAATCATTATTTCGCAATGGTGGCGGTCCGGAAGGCTCGTACCGCGACGCATGGGGCTACGGCGAGCTTGGTTCGGTGTTCCTTGCCGACTCGTTAGACGGAACCGGCTGGCAGCGCAACCTGCACGCGCACGGACATGGTCGCAACACCACCTTCGCAGCTTGCGTTACCGCATACGCTTGGGCCTTGTCGGCCGTAGGTATGCAGCACATCAAAAAACACAAGTCCGGCGAGATCGAAGTGCTGGATAACACGGCGGTTGCCCGCTGCTTGCGCTATCCCAATGTGTACCAGACCCAAAGTGACTTTGTGCTGGCGATGATCAGCAGCCTTCTTTATGAAGGCAACTCGTACGCTTACGCGAAGCGCAACAACCGCACCGAAGTTGTCGAGCTTCACCCGATGCACGCCAAGGCCCGCCGTGGACTGATGTCTCCTGATGGCGACCTGTACTATGACGTGCGTGGCGAGTGGGGCGCGACATGGAACTTCGATGCTGAGAGCCTTGTCCCGTCGCGCGACATCCTACACGTCAAGC